TCCTTTGTCCATTCCGGCGGATTTGGGTCTTTTGGCCGTATGCCAACTGGGAAAATGATTTTGCTTATTTCTCCGCCTTTTTCAGGCTTGAAAAGTTCGCGGGTTTCGGCGGTGGTGGTTTCGGGGCTGTTTGCTTGTTTTGGCTTCATTGGAAATGATTTTCATGTGTTTTGTGAGCAAAAATTAAGCCTAACTGTCGACCATCGGAAATGCCCGCTAATCGCGGGGCAAGTCGTCGGGCTTGGAGTTACCTGCAAGTGCTACATTTCGTTTTCAAATGGAAGTTCCGTTAAAAAACTTTTATTAAAATCTCCCACCCGCTTTTTAATGAGTTCAAAATATTGTTCTTGTTTTTCCATAAGTATAAATTGTCTTTTGGTTTTTACACACGTTAAAGCAACAGTTCCGCTTCCTCCAAACGGGTCCAACACAATATCGCCTTCATTCGTAAATGATTTTACAAAAAACTCAACCAATCCTTCGGGAAATGTAGCAGGGTGTAGTTGCTTATCTGAAAATTGGTTGCTTACGTTATTCACATTTATCACATTTGAAGGTCTTGCAAGTCCTAAGTTCCGTATGTTAGTGGTATTCATTCCAGTCATTCCGCTTCCGTTTTTAGGTGCTCCACATTGCTTTCTGTAAGTCCTTGCAATACTTTCTTCCTTTATCGGTGTTCCGCAAGCCACAGGGTTAAATGTGATTTCATTCGGTGAGTTTTTTGTAAAGTGGTATATCGGCTCAAACGCATTTTTAAACCTTCCTTTCAAACTGCCTGGAAAAGCATTTTTAGTCCAACAATATTCTTCAACAAACATAAAGCCCGTTTCTCTTTTCAGTTGGCAAATCAAATCATAAACATACAGGCTTCTTTCTCCGTTGTTGGTATGTGGCTTTATGTTTAAAAAGAAACTGCCAGTAGGTTTCAAAATGCGTTTTATCTCTGCTCCAATCGGTAAAAACCAATCAACATATTCATTCTCATTTGTGCCTCCGTATGTTGCTTTTCTGCGTTCAGCGTAAGGTGGTGATGTAAAAACCAAATCAATGCTATTATCATTAATGGTTTTCATCAAGTCCAAACAATCTCCAAACAATATTTCTTTTTTTCCTTTGCTCATTTTAATAAAAGTTTTTTTAGTTCTCCGTATTTAAGTTTTGTCCTAATTAACCGCACCAGCAGGTAACAAGGTATTTGCAAAATTGCCCATCAACATTTGTGCTTAATTTGAAGTATCTGCAAGGGCAACTTCGCAAATACCCAACCGTTAGCTGTCATTGCTTCATCAACCTGTATAACTCGCTTTTATCTACTATGTATTGATAAGGCTTATGCCCGTTTCTACTTATCTCCACACGCACCTTGCACTTAAATCCGCATTGGCAACCTTCGCCAGTTGTTAACCATTCTGCTGTCCATTTGCTATTTACGCATCCCCCTCCCAAAATACGCAACGAACCGCTAACACACGGTAAAACTCCATTGCCTTGCAGGGCTTTTCTAATTATTGTTTTTTTAATATCCATAGTTGTAATTTAAAAATTTATCTCTCGTATTAAAAACGGCAACGAGAGTTTACCGTCAACCGTTATGTGCCATTTTAACGTACACCTCTTTCAACATCAAAATAATAATATGCTGAATTGTATAAAGACTTCCATTTGTCTTTTGGAATATCGTCAGCTTCCATAATATCCCATAAGTCTTGTGGGTCGCAATGTCTATCCACTCCACCATAAGACCAAACAGTTCTTATTCTGCATAGAAGCCTTGCCATTGTCTTATTATAAACTTCTTTGTTTCTAATATGTGAACCTTCCTGCCCTACGCATATTATTATTTCTCCGTCTTGATTTACTGTCTTGTTCATTTTAAAATTGTTGTTAATAAAAACGGCACATAACAAGGGTTTTGCGTAATAGCCCTATCAAGTGTCGTGGTTAATTTTAAGTTTCTACTAAGGGCTACTACGCAAAGCCCCGATACGTTAGTTGCCATTTTTAGACAACACCGTGAAACTTGGATAATTCTTTGGAATATTAAACCCTAATCCTAAATAGACAGAGTAATAACCCCAACAAATTCCGATACCACGCACTTTAATTATTTCGCCAGTTACCCACACACCAAACAAATAAGGAGTTAGTGCGAAATCTTCCTTGTTTGTCCGTGTATCTTGAAAGCCACCAATAAAACGGCAACTAACAGGCGGTTTGCCGTCAGTGGCGGTTGAGTGCTTAATTTGGTCATTTGCGCTATTCATAATCTTTTGTATTAAAGTGAAACATTTGTTCTTTTTATCGCCACCGAACGGCAAGCCGCTGGGACGTTAGCGGCAAGGCTTAATGACGTTTACATCAAGATAGAAGTCTGCCCAAATCGAAAGCGTAAATACTCGCCTGTTGTTTGGCATATCAGAAACTTCTAAGCCTATACACTCTGCATCAGTAAAGCAGTTTTTTAGTGCTTCAATCATTTCATTGTCGGTTGTAGCTTCTTTTGTCCAGGGCATCGCCATAATATCCATATCACTTGCCAGGCTTCCGTGTAAGGCTAATGCCCAACCCTTATCCATTGCAGCTTGTCTAAGGTCACTCCATAAAGCAGCATAAAAAACCGCTTTACCGTTTGTTGTTACGCTTTCTCTGTGTTTCATATAATTAAAATTTTGTATTCCAAAGTCGACCAGCCACTAACAGCACATTGGCGGCATTAAAACGAATGGCAATATGCAAAACGTTATGCGATACGCTAAAAAGCCCACGCGGGAACATTGTGTCTTTTAATGTGAGTGATACTTTCACCGTTGTAATGCTTGTGAAAAATACGTCTCGCCTCTCCTTCGGTTTCTGCTTCTACAATCGAGCCGTGAAATGTTCCTGTTACAGCCCAACAAAAAGCATGTCGCATAACAGGCGGTTTGCCGTCAGTAGTGGTTTCTTTAGTCAACTCTGATTCTGATCCGTGGTTTATGTTGTTAATCATAGTTCACCTTAAACAAAACTTTTTCGCCCGCACTATAAGAGCGTCTACTCTTGTGCCTACACATCCCGAACTTCCCGTTTTTGGGCGCGTATTCCTTACAATGCTTCCCACAGTCTCCGTCGTCTAAAAATAATTCAAGCGTTTTGCACCAACTAAAGCCGCCTACTTTTTCTGGTATCGCTTTAAGCAATTCTATTTCGGTCAACCCTTCATCTTTAGCGTTAGCCAAATGATAATCAAGCGGGTAACATAACGCGCTGTCTGCGCTTCTAAAATAATATTCGCTCATGATGGTCTGTATGGTTTAATGTCTATAACTCCAATGAATAAGAAAACTTTTTTTCTACCGTTACCAGTGTGTCGTTTTTTGAACCTCCGTGAGCTATTATTAAAACTTCCAACATTTCAAAGCCTCTATTTTTTCCTATACCGTTTGAGTTCCAGCCAAAACAAATACATATACCGTCTACCTTCAAAATGCGAGCTATTTCATTTTTACAAGCCGCCCAATAATCCATTTTAGTCGGCGAAAAATCGTGATCTAAAAACAAATCCTTGCCGAACGAATCATAGCATTCTTTCGCTTGCGTAAAAGAATAAGGCGGATCATACAAAACGCCAATAGCGGAATTTGTTTTTATCTGCTTTAAAAACTGTAGCGCGTCCATGTGTGCCGTTGTGTTTCTTTGCGGATTTAAGTCGTTAGTTATTTCAGCTGGTGAATTTTCGCCAGCAAACGGATCAACCCAACCAATGCCGCGGTCTGATACGTATTTTTTTATTACAAGACTTACACTTGGTATTGTAAATGTCCACATATTCGGCATGTCAAATGTCCGACTTATCTTCATTTTGTCACCTTATTAAATTCAACTCCCGCGCCTTTACATCGCCGTATACATATCGCCATAGCCACTCATTGCGCGGGTATGGATATACGTAAAGATGGCAATACGCGCCGTAAATATAAATATCCTCTTCCGGGTCGCCTAATAGCTTGATCGGATGCCAGCGCGAGTTGATGCCGAAGTATCCTCCGTCAAGTGTGCCGTCATAGTTCCAGTTGTGTAGCGTGTTCGCGCCCATGCGTGATTCACGGAAAAGAATCTGCACGAGGAACGGCAAATCCAAATCAAGGCTATCCGCAATCTTGAACACACGCGCAAGCTTCGCGTCTTCGATGCCGCGTATGTTGGTCTCGTAGGCAAGATCGAACCCGTCGTAGTAAAGTCTGAACCATTCGCCGCTCTTGCGATCTTCTTCGTAGGCTATCGTTTGGTCAAGCCCGCCGGCAACGCCGTTCATAGCGGCCAAGAATAAAGCTAAAAATATTACTTTCATTTAACCTTGTTTTTCAGTTTTTTTTATTTATGGCTTATCATTTCGTAATACTCTTCAACTTTTTTATGCAATTTTGACCATCGTAGAATAACCCCAACTCCGTCAATGTAGTATTTAGAAAAAAAATTAAAAGGTACATTAGATATAAAAGTTTTCCCCGTTTTTAACATATATGAATTGAATGGATTTTTACTTAATTTATTTTCATCTAAATACATGAACTCTTCCGCATCTTTTTTAGAAATAAACCGACCGTAAGTGCTTATTAAGATAAACACTTGCGCGGCAATAAAAAATACAACCGTAAAAATGAACAATATCATATAAAAATACCAAGTTGCTTCCATTTTAATTTCTCTTTTCAATATAATGGTTATTCTTTGTCCGCCCATATAACAACTGCAAAGATTGTTGATAAAATTACAAAGACAATACGACTAAGCGTATCCCAGTATGATGCGTTCAGTTCGAGTTCGACAAATGAGATTGCGGAGTATACTAATGCTATAGTGATAACAGAGTCAATGATTTTTTCAATTGTCTTAGAGTTCATTTTTTTCGTCCTTTTTTTAATTTATGGCACCAAGCCCGTGATGTATAAAAAACTGAAATTTCTATACATGTTTTTCTGATATGCATAGAATTTGGCTATTTCTATACATATCTATCCCGCCAACTCCTTCACCGCCTTTTGCGTATCGTCGATGAGTCCACGCAGGCGCAGTATCTCTTGCGCTAATGGTGTGCGACCCTCGAAGCAATTCGCGCACATGCAGACGGACGGCTCATATGGCAAGTTGTTTTTTAATTCGCTGTCGTAGTCTGGGTTTCTTTCGTCGCCCTCGCATAGATTTTTGTATACATCTTCGAGTTTCATTTTTACGCCTCAATTAGATTTTTTTGGCCGTCCCCGCTTGTGCGGATGTTTTACGATTACATCAAGTCCAGCCTCATTGTACAGTCTGTTGCCAATAGCATCGTGAGTGTAGTGGTCGCCGTGCTTAAGTTCTCCACGCTTGCGCATTAAATAAAGAACTTGATAGTTTGATAATTTCTGTTTGATGATTTCGCGTTCATCCATTTTAGATTTTCCTTTTTAGTTGGTTTCGTTTTATATTGTTTACAAGTACACTTGATTTTTCAATCCTCAAAAGGTTTTTCTGGCGCGATACTGTATTCTTTTTCAAAGGCTTCAAGCACTGATTCACGATGTAAAAAAATCTCTGCAAAAAAAACCGAAATTTCTTTGAGTGAATAATCTGACTTTGCGATTGTGATCCAAAAAATAAATCGCTTAATTTTATCGGTTTGAATTTCATCTTTGCTAATCAGTTCATGCGCCCTGCGATAACCAAATCCCTTAGTTAAAAGAGGAATCAAGTTATAAATTTTCATCCGGCTTTTTATTAATTTATAGCCGTACAGGTTATACACGTACTCACCGTATGACGGTTTATCAAGTGTCGGGTCTCGGCTAATCATGCGCGTCAATTTCCATATTTTTTACATACATAAATTCAACATGGTATCCTCTGAAACTTCCATTATTCCATTTAGGAATTTTTCTTTCAGCAATTAACCGGCACATTGAAAGCTCCTTGCAAACAGTATAACTTTCGTCGCTTTTATTTGATGGAGCAAACCATGTCCCTTCTTTTTCTCTAAATAGAATTTCTAAATAATGTTCAACATCACATGTTGCCGGCATCACTTTTACCGCTGCGTTGTAAATAGCTGTGTCTTTCATTTTCTCGCTCCTTTTATTGTTTCGATCAATCTTAACGACACATTAATATATAACAATTATACCAAGATGTCAAGAGTTATTTTATATTTTTTACTATTTATTTTATAGTCACGCGACAATCTATTGTTTTATATAATCTTAACATAAGTTAATAAAAAAAACACAATAAATTTTAATTTTTTTCTTGACATATGGGTATAAATGTTATATATTAATGTGTCGTTAAGATAAAACAAACCAAACCGGTTCTGCTTTTTCAAGGCGCGGCGTTCGATGACATTATGTAAAAACAGTTTTTTTCTAAAAAAAGGAGTGACCAAATGAACAGCAACACTATTTTTGTAATTTGTTATTCCGCTATTGCATCATGTTTTGTTCTTTTGTTGTGCGAAATTTCTTTGTCTTTTGGCGTAACTGGAGCGTTTTTCTTTTTGTGTATGATTATCTACGATACAAACATTATGGTGGCCGAGTTGGAAAAGCGGAACTCTTTAGCCCCAAAGTCCAGTTCCCGCGCACTGGCTAACGACCGCGACCCAGCCGCGTAATGCTGGGGGTTTTAGCCGCACAATGTTCTTTGTTTTTGGCGGTACTCTCAAAACGACCTGCGCGAATTTGACGGCGGCGCGAATTTGTGCAGGTCTGTTTTAAAAATTAAAGGAGGTTTTGAAATGCAAGATTTACTAATTATAACCCAAGATCAATTTGATTCTTTCCCGATTGTGGGCGGATATAGGATTTGTCCCGTCGGTGATTATTCAAAATTAAAAATTGTTTTTGAAAGATGTAAATTCGGCTACTGGAATAAATTCGGCGACGGGAATGAATTCGGCAACGGGAATGAATTCGGCAACGGGAATGAATTCGGCGTTATCGTTTTGGGTGGGTTTGAATTTGTCAAATCTTTCCAAATGCAAAATCTTGACGGCACTGGCCGCCAAATTTGGATATTGTTTAGTGATAAAAAAGATGTATGTATATCGGCGGAGCGTTTTTTGGGCACACTTGAAGAATTTTACGCAAAAGCACAATCGGAAAATAAACATTTTTACGCTAATGTAGTGAGAGCGGCGGCGGAGGCGTATTTAAAAACAATGGAGGTAGAGAGGGCATGAAAAATCAAACACCTATTTTCTTGAATGATGAAGAAATTATTAAAGTGGCGTGCGCACTCGAAACGATGGGTGACCTGTACGGTCGTTCTGGGATAGGGGAAAGGCGCGAAGAACTTTATAAATTATCGCTTGAAATTAAATCACAACATTTGATTGGCAGTCAAACGCCTAAGGTAAACTTATTGTAAGGTTTAAAAATGAACATAGAATTAAAAGATGTTGGCATAACTACAAAAGCTGACGCGGATGAAATCTTTAAGCGATTAGTCTCGTCCGTGCTTGATGGGGATGTGAATCCGCTGAAAGTTGAGGCGTTTTTCGTTATTATCGAACACGCAATAAAATCGGCGCGTGAACGCATTGCGGAAAATAGTTTCCGCGAACTAAACTTGATCGGCAAACAAGGCGACGTTGTGGGCGGTGTACACTTTACGCTTCAAGAAAGAAAGACGCTGCAATATTCGGAATCAAAAATTTATCAAGAGAAAGAAAAGGAGCTTGAAGCAATCAAAGAACTTATAAAGACGGCAACAAATACTGGACAAGAGATAGCTCTAACGGATAGCGGGGAAGTAATTTCTCCGGTATCGGTAAAAACAACAACGTCAATAATACGGAAACTAAAATAAAGGAAATAATCATGTCTAAAGTAATTGTAATAATGGGGGAAAGTGGGACAGGCAAGAGCACGTCAATCGAATCTCTGCCGCCGGAAAATACTTTTTTGTTTTCCGCGACGGCTAAAGATTTACCGTTCAGGGGATGGCAAAAAAAATATACCGCGCTAACGAAAGAAAATACTAATGGTAATTATTATCACACAGATGACTATGCTTTGATAAATAAAATCATTACCCACGTTGAGGCGCGTGAAAATTTGAAGTATATAGTAATTGATGACGCTCAGTATCTTATGGGTAATGAATTCATGCGCCGTTCGACCGAGCGCGGTTACGATAAGTTTACGGAGATAGGGCGTAAGTTCTGGGATTTGATAATACAGTTATCAATGTTGCGAAAAGATATTATTGTATTTGTGTTGACGCACAGTGAAGTATCGCAAGATGGGCGCGTAAAGATTAAAACAATCGGAAAGATGCTTGATGAAAAAATTACTATTGACGGGATGTTTACAATCTTATTTAATACGGTTGTAGATAAAGATCAATATTTTTTTGAAACACAGGGACAGGGTTTGACGACGGCGAAAAGCCCGCGTGGAATGTTTGAAGGGTTAAGAATACCTAACGATTTATTATTTGTAGCTAACAAAATCAAAAACTATTACGAGGAAAACTGAAATGAAAAAGCCAGCAAACTATGACCAAGTAGACGCTAAGCGCGGTGGTGAATTTGAAAAACTTCCAGCCGGAGGATATGTTTTAAAGGTTGTAAATGCGAATGAAATGATTTCACAAAAAACAAACAGACCAATGTTGGAAATCATTCTTGATATTGCGGAGGGTGAATTTACCGATCATTTTAAAAAATTGAATGAAAAACTTAAAGGAAATATTTACCTTAAATTTTACGCATTAGCCGATGAAGAAGCGGCGGCAAATCTTAAAGGTGTAATCGAATCATTTGTAGAGAGCAACCGCAATTTTGATTTCAATTTTGAAAACGTAAAATGTCTATGTGATAAAAAGGTTGGGGCGAACTTACGCTACGAAGAATACACAAACAATGAGGGCGCGATAAAAGAATCAATCAAGATTGCTTATCTTGCTCCTATCGGAGAAATTGAAAAAATGAAAGTTTTGCCTTTGAAAAAACTAAATACACAAAAAGGTTTTAACTCGGCTGTTTCAAATTTAGAGTTGACCAGAGAAACAAAAAACGATGACTTACCATTTTGAGGTTGAAATATGAAACTAACAAAAAACGAATATAGGGTACTTGATTGTATCGTAAAAAACAAAAAAGCTATCACAAAACTTGAAATGGTTTTTGCGCTTATGATGCCACACCCCGGAGCGCGTGTTTTTGATCTAAGGCATAAACGAGGCTTTGCCCTGCCTCTTGTTGAGCGATCAGACGGGTTGAAGGGCTATATTGCAACGTCAAGCGATGTCAAAAAATTTAACAAAGGCTTTAGCGATGGAAAATCAAATAACAATAAGTGAGCTTATTTGGATGGGCTTGTATTCTATTATGTTCGCAATATTTCTTGCGTGGACAATCGAATCAAGACATGAAAAAAAATTTGACGAACATGAATAACAATAAGTATCCAAAATATTATATCATGTTATTATGCGGAGGGCTTGATGATGACGGCAAAGAAAAAGATTTAAGCTGGAGCGGAGAGTTTTTATCATACAAAAAGGCTGAAGATCATTTTGAACGGTATAGGTTTGACTGGCAAGATGTAGTAGAAAAGCAAGGTATGGGTATATACGTAAAAAAACAAAAGCAGTCGAACTATGAGCTTGTAAAAAAGCTTTGCGTATGATATAAAAAAATATTTTTCTTGCTTTTTTTGATTTGTTTTTGTATATTGATTTTAACTACCATAGTTTAAAAAATTGTATAAAGCCCCGCGCTCTTTCCTCATATTGATTATGGTAGATCAAAACTCCTTTATGGCGCGGGGTTTATTTTAAAATAAAAATGTAAAGTTAAATCATGGAAAAACCTAAAATAATTAGAGACGTTAATTTAGAGCCTTTAAAAGAAATTTGCCAGCAGTATATTGATTTTGTAGATAATGATGAAGAATTTTACGAATATAATTATTATGCTCATTATATTTATGAAAAAGCCCTTGAAACTATTTTCGGAAAAGATGTCTGGGAATTTATTAATAAAAGACGACCGTAGTGGTTCTTTAGAAAGCGGTGAGCTTGTCGGGTACTTGTAGTAAGTTACAAATGGTG